AAGCCGGGCGAGTTCGACACGCACCCGCATCTCCTGAACTGCGCGAATTGTACTGTCGATCTACGCACCATGCAGACGCACCCACACAATCCCGCCGACATGCTGACCCGGATCGTCCCCGTCCCGTACGTCGACGTCCCGATCTCCCCGCGGTGGTCCGCATTCCTCCGAACCATATTCCAGGGTGACGACGAGCTGACCGACTATGTGCAGCGGGCCGTCGGGTACACGCTCACGGGTCAGACCGACGAGGAATGTCTGTTCTTCTGTTATGGCGATGGCGCCAACGGCAAATCCACCTTTATGCGGGCCCTCGAATTGATATCCGGGGAGTATTCCGCAGTGGCCAGTATCGAAGCGCTCCTCGAGCGTCGAGGGGCTGGCGATGGTGCGACACCGACGATCGCTGGGCTCGTTGGCAAGCGTCTCGCAACTGCGCAAGAGATGCCAGATGGCAAGCGGTTCGACGAGTCCCTCGTCAAGAGTATCACGGGCGGCGACATCATAACCGCACGCGTCCTCTATGGTTCCCTCTTCGAATTCCGTCCGACCCATACCCTCTGGATAACCGGCAACCACAAGCCCCGCATCACGGGCACCGACGCGGGTATCTGGCGTCGAATCCGGATCGTCCCGTTCACTGCAAACATCCCCGCCGAAAACCGCCGCGACTCTCGCGAGTTCGATACCGAATTCCGCGAGGATGCGTCCGCGATCCTTCAGTGGGCTGTCCTCGGGGCGTTCCTGTGGTACAAGAACGGCGTCGGCTCCTGTGCAGCCGTCGACAATGCAACCCGCCAGTATCGAGGAGAGGAAGACCTCGTCGCACGCTTCATACAAACCGTGTGCACCGTCGGACCATCCAAGACCGTACGCAAAGACCGCCTATATTCAGCCTGGCGCGAGTGGGCAGAGGATGAGGGCGAACGGTCCGCGTCGTACAAGTCCCAGCGCTGGCTCGTCCAGCAATTACTCGCGCGCAAGATTGTCGGTCATGATCGAAATAGCGTGCACGGCTTGGGGATTGTCGACGATGCGCATACAGATGCCGAAGAGAAGCGTTACACCCGTGGTCAGATGCGACGGGGCGAGGTGTAATATCTGCAATATCGCGTTAAATAGGGGGTGTTTTTAGTAACTTTCCCTAGTAATTCTTCTCGCGTATATTACTTTAGAAAAAAGGGGGTATTTAATGTGTTATTGCAAGATGTACGAAGGGGGGACTCGATGAGCGATGACCTATTCGTTGATAAAAACGAACCCCAGTGCCACCCGAATAAAAAAATGTGTCTCGCGTGTCGGGTCGAGGTTCCCCAGGGCGTGTGGGTATGCGGGTCGTGTCGGGGGAATCTCTCCGACACCCTGGCCCGGCTTGACCGCGAGGTGTTGGGGCTCGAGGCGGGCTGGCGTGCGCTCCTGGCCAATACCGACGATGACACACAAGCGCGGTTCGTTGCGTTGATGGCGGCGGCGTCTGATGCGTACGCTCCGGGCGAGAACCGACACCGGGCGTCGATGATACTGCGATTCAAGAAGCGGATCGCCGTGACCATCAATCGAGGGGATAAGCTGTCCCCGATCGCGGGCGCGTGGTCGACCTGGAATGACCGCGCGCACGATCTGCGGACCGTCGTCCTGTTTGCGACGTTCCGTGGCGAGGGCGTCGAACCATGAGCAAGTACACGCCACGGTTTCGCCAGCAGCGAGACAGCAACCACGAGACGATCGCGCAAGCCCTCCAGTATCACGGGTGCATGGTCGCCGACCTGGCCGAAGCCGGCGGGGGCGTTCCCGATCTGTTGGTAGGGTACCGTGGTATACTTTTTTTGGTCGAGGTCAAAAGCCCGGTCGGCGTGCTCAGCCCCAAGCAACGCGCTTTTTTCGATACGTGGATTGAGTACCCCGCACTCGTCCTACGCACGGTCGACGATGTTCGACACGTGATGGAGGTGCTCAGAGATGCGTACGATCTTACGGCGATTGATTGGGCGGCATTGGTACCGCGTGGACGTCGGCGATAGCGGTCGCTGGATGTTCGTCCGCGAGAAGGGCGACGACGAGGAAGACGAGGTCGTGACGCGCGGGAGCATGCGTAACCCGACCCGGGCCAAGGTCCTCGAGACGATACGCGACGAGTTACTCGCACTACATGAGGAGTTAGGCGATGATGACGGCAGACAAGATGACACCACCAATCCCAATTGAGGCAACGATTAGAGAGCTTGTCGAATTATTGACGGACGATATCGTCAGCGTGAAATTCGATTTAGACAGTGAAAATCCTATTCCTCGATTAGAGATTGAGTTTATGCGTAATGTCATGTGGAGCGTGACATATCGATTCGTTGGCTGGACATGGCATCTCCAATCGTACCGCATGGATTCAAACAAATACAAAGAGGCAGATCGACGCCAGATAGAAACGACCCTCGGATTATTGCTGTTCATGGAAGGCGGTCTCAATGTTTGAATTCATGGCGGGATGTATTGTCGGCTTCGTGCTGGCGGTGATCGCGGTAGCCCTGGGGCTGGCGTCGACAGTGGGAGCACGCCGATGGAAACCGTAATCCTGTTTTGGTACCTGACGTGCAGCGGCGGGATGTGCCAGGTCGTACCGCTCGAGCTGTCCCGCGAAGCCGTGGCGATCGTGTCATGCGAGAGCGGCGACGGTCACAACTACGGGACATACACAACGCACGCACGGTCGCACACATCCGACGGCGGACTCTTCCAGTTCAACGACCGGACCTACGAAGGGCTAACCGGTCGAACGCACGCCGACACCGACACATACGCGAACCAGGTCAACGCATTCCGGGAGCTATGGAACAACGGGCGAGGATGGCGCCACTGGCGATCGAGTCAAGCGTGCTGGAGTCAGTGGCTGGCGATCAACGAAGAGGGGAGGGCGGTGTGGCGATAGATTCCCAGGATGACAGCGTGCGCTAGCTTGACCACGCCCGCGTCATCGCCACGAGCCCAGCGGGTGCCATCCCACACGAGCCATTGCTTCCACTCGCTGACATAGCAGAGACGATCACCACACGCCGCGACGAGTCGCTTGCCGTTCCCCAGGTCGGTGAGGTGGACGTCATCCTCGTCAGATGTCAAGGAATCCTTGACGGCTTCGACCTCGTCGACGGGAGCGTTGCGGGTGACGGTGCGCTTGGTCTTGGGTGCTGGGGAGGTCGGCTTGGGGAGCTCGACGGGAGCGCTCCGACCATAGGCGATACCCGCTTCGATTGCGCGTCGTTCCGCACGTTGTGACCCCTGGCTTGGTGGTCGGGCTTCCATGAGGGTGCGGATCGCGTCATCGTCTGACATCACTGTCACGCCCTCGCGTTGCGCTGCCTCCAGGTAGCCACCAATCAGACGAGCGGCCCGGAGTCGCGTATTGTGACGTGTCCCGTCGGGAGCTGCGGTCACCATGTCGACGGCGGCTTCTATGCGACGTTGTACGACGGTCTCGATCCATCGGTCGGTATTTCCGACGGGTGCGTCGTGGTGGACGGTCGGCTTCGGTTTCGCCAGCTCGTCGATCTCATCCGCGACCGCGTCGACAATGTGCTGGATGTTGACCATGGCGATATCGTGCCCGGCGACGGGTTGCTCCGTGACAGTCAGGTAGCGCGCCCGGTCGTAGACCTCGACCCCGATGCCGTTGAGGTGCGTCTTGATTGCTTTGGGGATGGTGGCCAGTCCCAAGATATGAATACCCGTCCCTGACGGGGATAGTTCCGCGTAGGATGGCGCCAGACCCAACAGATACCGCGCGTACGGTTCCGCGGTGTATTCGGTACCGTCGACGCCCTCTTTCGGCTTTATACAGTCGTCGAGGTCGATACCGACAATCCCGTCACCGGTGAGGACGATACCAACACCCGCCAGACCACGTCGGAGCATGGTTGCGGTCGCTTGGTCGTGTGTGCCCCAGGTGCTGGGGTTGGTGGTCGACGCATACCGACCGGTCGTGGGGTCGACGGGGATTTTATCGGTACCGTAGCATACCCATCGACGCTCACCATACAGATCTTCCAGCCTCATTTCTCACCGTCCCGTGTTGACCGTTCCATGTAGACAACGGCGGTGCGAATGGCTGACGATACGGTGAGACGCTTGCGGTCGTGTCGACCGAGACGAGCGACGAGCGCGTCGAGTGCCTCGAGGGCTTCGCGGTCGAGGCTTGCGGTCACCTGGACATAGTCGCCAGTGGTCAGTCTTCGAATCTGTGGGGCTCCATCTGGTCCTCGTGGCATAACTCCTCCAATGAAAAAGGGACGGCCCGAAGACCGCCCCGTAGAATACCATGATTTACATACCGGGGTTGACTTGCTCCCAGGTCGGGATAGCGTCGAGTGGGTGCACGTTCGCGAATACCTGACCAACCATGTCGTCATCGTATTCCGATTCGTCGTCGAGTTCGTTGGGGAGTGCGGTACAGTACCCGCTGCACTCGCCGATCATCGCTCCGCAGGTCGGACAGTATTGCATCGACGATACAGTGTCGAGACCGCGTGAGAGATATTCCGTCTCGTAGATAGCCAGGATAGCCATCGTCAACGAACACCAACCCTGGCCAGCCCGTTTCATCCAGAGCTTGTACCCGTCGCGGATGTTTGCGTCGGTCATCGACGAGACGGCGACGGTCTCGCGTGCAATCACTACGCTGTCTTTTTCTGTCGTGTAGAACATGGTCGAATGCCTTTCGTATTACCTAACCCGACTGTAGTATAGTACATACTGTATAGCGTGTCAAATATACATTTTTGCACTACGCTTCAATTTTCTGCATCCCCTTGTATGTGTACCCGCGGGTTATCGCGTGGTAGGATACCGATCCCGCGCTGACCTTGATCGCGCGCATAATTTGCCGTTGGGTGCGCGCTGCCCACCAGGTCGGATCGGTCGGGAACTTGTCCGCGAGCTTGCTTTTTCTTGTTCCCGTCCGCTCGTGACCCTCTTTGATCTTGCGTCGAACAAAGAGGGCCCGGGTCGTGAAGATACAGACGCCCGTCTCGAGTGTTGCGGTCTTGGGATCGGGACAGGCATAGATACGAGCGACGATGTCTGCGGTCAGTAGTCGTCGTTTGTAGTTCCCTTTTCGGTTTAAAAGGGTCTGGCGGTTCTTGTAGACGGTTGCCGGGTTGACGTTGAGTGCGCGTGCGATCGACTTGACGGGGAGGTCAGACTTCAGGAGTGCGACAGTCGGACCATCGAAGCGTAGGGAATGTATTTTCGTATTCGGTCGATACTTGCGTCGAACGTGCGCGACCTGATTTGGGGTCATCTTGAGCTTTTTGGCAATCTCCTTGCTGGATAGGTCAGACTTGAATAGTTCGATCATCTCGGGAGTTGCCACTAATCCGCGGACTGACTTCTTCGGTGTTGTTCCGTTCAATATGTGTCGAACATATACCAATGTCGACACGCTAATCCCGTATTTTTTCGAGATGAACCCGTAATGTACTGACGTGTCGGTGATGAGCTTGTGGAACTGGGGCCCGAGTCTGTCTACGTAGCCCTGTGCGGTTTCAGGTTTCATCGATACCTCCGATGTGTGATGCTGAATCGTTTGACGTGGTGCGAGACGGTCCAGTACGGGAGCCCCAGCTCGCGCGCTGCCTGTGCGACGGTGCGCACTGCGTACCATGCGGGGTCGGTCGGGAGCCGGGGATTCACCGGTCGGAATGGCTTGGGATTCTTTCGGCTTGCGTAGCTGACCGTCCGCATACGTTCATCGCCGATCGTCTCGCGTCGTAGCTTGAGTACTGTCGCGTATGGAATGCGTAGCTCGCGGGCTATGCTCTTCGATGATCGAGACGTAGCGAAGATAGCCGCAATCTCGTCGGTGACGATGACGCGTGTCTTTCGGTGCGGTGCTGGCACCAACACCCGGCGGATATCCCACGCCGTGGTACGGTCGATGTCGTAGCGTGCCGCCAGCTCGCGACAGGTGATGCGACGATCCCACATATCCTGTTGGAATTGCGCCCCGAGTCGCTTTGCATGGTAGACCGCGCGTTCGTAGGTCATCGACGGCATGCTATTCTCCTACGATCTTCTGGAATTGCCAGAGAGCCGCGACGACGCGCCCGATCGCTGAATGGTGTTCGTATTGTGACATCCCGTGGCCGCCGTCCTCTTTTCGCGTGATGCGGGTCCAGCCCTTGAACGGAATCCAGCTTTCGCCGACCTCGAGCTCGACCGTCGTGTCGTAGTGGTCGAATTCCGCCAGGTATGCGGTCGTCACTCGGTACCGCTTCGTGTATGGATTGGTGAACGTGATGATCGCGCGCTCGAAGTTGGGGTCGCGTCGGACTGACGCGTACTTGACGGTGATTTTCATGATTACCTCCAGATGGTTGTGATAGCGGTGCTCACGATGAACACCGCGACGATGATGATGATGCCAGTGATGACGGTTGCCATTAGTCGTTCCTCTTCCACATGCGCACCCACTTGCGGGTCGATGCGGTCACGATGTTGTGTCGGCTGCACGCAATGCGGACGTGATCGTACGGGACCCCCAGCTCGTCGGAGATTTGCTGGTACGAGCGAACCGCCAGCCATTCCGCGGACTGTGCGAGGATGACCGCGGTTGTCGCGTGACGCTTGCTCACTGGCGAACGATCGACGCGGGACTCGTGGCGGTATCGTGGCGCTCGACGTGACAGGGTCTCGAGTGCATGACGTGAGCAGATATCCATCACCGACGCATACGGGATTCCAAGCTCGTCCGATATCTGGCGATATGACCGAACCGCTAGCCATTCCGGCTTCTGGCGCATGACGGTATCGACGTACGATGGCGTCTGAGGTTTGGATGATGCGGTAATGATTTTGTACCGCCAACAGTGCTGGATGACGGCCAGGGTCGACAGCTCCAGCTGTTCGGCGATCTCCTGGTAGGTGTGCTCGAGGAGCCAATTACGATCCATCGAGTCGATAAGCGCTCCCGCTTTTACCTTCTGTTTGACTGTCGGTGTCTTTGGCTTGTCTTCGGTCGGGATATCCAACACCCGACCGTTATGACTGACGCCGTGCACCTCGTCCCGATGATACGGGACGTCCTTCATCGGAATATTGAGAATGTCGGCGACATAGGCGACTGGGAGGTCAGCTTGTAGCGTGGCAATGACGTCGTCCGTGTATCGGAGATCGTCGCGACAGATGCGACCCATGATTAGACTCCTTCCTGTTTTCTCCACTGCTCGTCGATGTATTCGGTTACCCATTCGATGCACTGACTCTTGGATTCGCTGCGGTACTTGGAGCGCTTGCCAGTCTGTGCCAGGATGACTATCGCGTACCATTCGCCCTGGTAGGCTTGGAGGACCGTTGCGAGGTACATGGTCCGTGGATCGAGGACGACGCGCGCGTGGAGCGCGCCGCCCTCTTCTCGCCAGTTGATCGTCATTTCTCAAGCACCACGCGGAACGATTCCGCCCGGGTCGTCTCTTTGCGCGCTTGCGCAATCGCCGTAGCGGTGTGCATATCGCCATCCACCAGGGCCCGCTGCATGAGCTCATCGATGCGCTTGGTATCGTAGGTGTGCGACGTACTCGCGGGGATTACGCTGGCGCTCCCGTAGCCCTTGACCGCGATCTTCCCGCCGAGTGCGACGGCTGCCTGTTTGAGTTGTGCCTTTTTCTCGTCCGCCATTGCCTCGAGTGCGAAGATTTCGGACTGGAGCTCGCGGTAGTCGCTGAATAGCGCTTGTACTTGTTCGTTGATCGTCTGTTCAGTCATCGCTGGCCAATTCCTTTCAGTAGGTTTTCGTGTCCGGGTTGTTTTGCCACTTCGTGCATCTGATAGTTAAACGTCTCCGCCAAGTCTATAAAATCCATTGAACGTCTCAACGCATTTCGTGTGGTGAAGTCGCCGATAGAAAAATCACTGAACCATGGTTCCTCCAATGTCCAGGCATGGCGAGGAATTGTTACAACAGCCCTCGCATACTTCTGCGGATAATTCGGTCTTACCCAGTCCATTCCCGATTCCAAAGTGATGAATGAAGATTTGTAGCGCACTACTGCTGGATTGGTATAACCGCGTTTTGCGTTTGCGGCAATCGTTATCAATTCGTAGCTGCCAATCTTAGGGAACTCGTGCAAAACAATCACATCAGATTCTGCGTATTGTTTTCTCATCGAGTCACCTCCTCATGTTCTTTCAAGCGTTGCGTCAGTACCCGGGCCAGGAGTGTCCGTCGTGCGGTCAAGTATTTCAGTCGGAGCCGCTGCTGGGGTGTTGGGTAGACAACTGCCGACCGTCTGAGGAGTTCCGTCATCTCCTCGATGACCTGCTGGAGGTCGGTATCAATCGTCGGCATTATCTTTCCCTTCGTTGTCGATCTTCCATTTGCTATCGTCGATGATGTCTTGGATGTAGTGTTGATCGCAGACACGATTGACGCCTTGTGTGTCGCTCGTCGCCTTCCACTCGCACCCGCACCACAGTTTGATGATGACGAACTCGACGCGACCTTCGGATACTGCGGGAATCTGAACTACCATGCTCAATTCGTTCATGCTGTCGGTTGTCTTGAAGCTGGCGATACGTTCAACGGAACCCATTACCAAGGTGTATTCCATATCGAACTCTGGTGTTCGTACATACTCCCACCCGATGACGTTATCCACTGTCTCTTGATTGCTCATGTTATTGATTCCCCCGTGCGCCACGCGTTACCAGGTACCACGCTGCCTCATACGGTCGGACGTCTTGCCCGCGCTCGTCGAGGATTTCCGCGTAGGTGCGAGTACCGTATTCGACGTCGGCATAGTCCAGCATCCCGATGATGCGACGAGCCAACATGCGAGTCGGTGCGGCGATCAGCGTCTCGTTACGGAGTACCCGCTCGTCCTTGACCGCACGTATCGAGACGGTCAAGCGCTGCATGAGTTGGAATCGTGGTTCGGTGATGTTCATCGTCTTCTCCTGTCTGGCGCCCGACGTGTGCCGGGCGCCCTGTCGATTATTTAGCGGGCCACCAATGTCCGGAGGTGCTTGCCAAGGGTGATCAGTTCGTCGTATGCCAGTTGCTCGATAGGCAACCCCGCCAGCTCATGCTCGACCGTGATGCCAGCGGCGACGACTTGCGCGTGGAGGTCTTTGACCGCTTTGATGGTCTTTTCCATTGACAGCACATTCTGAAGATCGCCGCGAGACTTTGCAATGGCTACCTCGTCAGCGCTTGCAATCGACCGACGCGCTGGTGGTTTGACGTCGACCTTCTGGCGCTTGGTATCCATCCCCAGGAATGCCAGCGCACGCCCGACCGCGGATGTCTCTGCGTCCTCGAGTGGGTTGGTCTTCTGTGCATTGCGTGCGGTGTCGTCGAGACGGAACGAACCGATACCGTCTGCCCGGGTGCCGTCAGTGAACGTGACGGTCGCGCGGATGTACCCCATTGTTGCGGTCATCATGACCGGTGCTTCGGTCAGGATAGACTGAATCCAGCCTTCGGCGTGCGCCATTGCGACACGGTCCGCTACGGTCACGTAGTCATTGATGTTGAATCCTGCTGACGCCATGGTGTTTTCTCCTTCGATACTCAATTCCTAACCCGTCTGTAGTATAGTCTATACTGTATAGCGTGTCAAGTAGCAATTTTTGATATTTGACAAAATGATTTTTGTGCACGTCTCGACGCGTCGAATCTGTGCTAGAATGATTCCGGGTTCGTTGCCGCTAGCGTCGAACCCGCTGCTCGGTGACGACCGACGGTTGATCGCAGACGTCGCGCGCAAATGCTGCGGGAACTGAAAAAAGCAAACACAAAAAGCCCCTCGCGTTGGGAAGTGCGAGGGTCTTTTTGTGTGCAAAAACACCGACGCCCACGACCTGCCAGGATACCCGGCTGCGTGAGCGTCGATGCGGAGTTAGGTGACCCGATACGGAGAAAGGCGGCCGCGTCGGATACTTAGATTATAGCATAGGTACCGCGGTGCAGTTCTGCCACAAAAGGACACCGCGGTCTGTGTATTATAGCGGTCTTTCTGGCCAGGTGGTAACGTTCCATTGCAATGCGTCGGTGATGTCCCGCAGTTGCTGGCGATAGACGCGCCACTCTTCGACCTTCGCGGGATCGAGACCGATATCCGGGAGCTGCGTATAGTCGCACGCCTCGAGTCGACGGGTCCGCTCCTTGCGTAGTGCGGTCATTGCCTCGTCTTGGTTGTACGGACGTTCCAAGACGATCGCGTCGGCTGGTACGACTGCGTAGTATTCGCCGTATGCGTCGTAGTACTCGTACGTGATCGTCAGCGGGTCGTAGATTTGGTAGATTACAAAAGGACCATGTGACATATGGGTGACTCTCCTGCGCTGTCTTCGGTAACGACCTGGAGTGTGTGCGTAGCGGTCGTCGTGGTTAGTTTGATTTGTACCACGTCGTCCGCTTTGAAAAATCGCGTGGCCGTGAGTCTGAACTTAGCATCCTTCGAATCACCGGTACCCATGGTGCAGACTTCGACACCGTTGACAATCACGTCACCGACGACCGACTCTTTTGTTAAAAATGTCCCTTTGATCGTCAGCGAGTAATAGCCCGAGACGGGGACGGTTATTTGTGACCCACTCCACGAAGCCGCACATCCCGCGTCTATAAGACTTTGCCACGTGACGATCACGCCAGCCGTGGTGATGTTGAGCGTTGAGGTGCGCGTGAGACTGATATATACCGCATTATCGCCGCGCTCGAGCTGGACCAATCGACCATTCACCATGGCGTCTTTGTTCGGTTGTTTGTTAGGGGTTGGCGAGGTCAATCTGTACCTCCTGTACACCCGACGAATCGCCCGCGAGCGTCACGCCGAATACCTTGCGGGTGAATGAATTGACGGAGTCTGGCGACACGGTGACCAAGTCCCCCAGGTAGTAGTCGCGCCCGTATTGCCACATTGCCGACTGTAATACCTCGATGTTGTATAGCTTCTGTTTGCGCTGCTCTTGGCGCCATCGTCTCTTCGCCAGGTTGGTCAAGTGTGCGACGGTTTCGGAATCGCCGCCCTTGATGAGCACCTCACGGAGTGCGGTCCCGGTCGGTGCTGGTGATGGGTAGGTACCGCGGAGCATCCCTTTATCTTTGCCCTTACCCGTGGCGATCACCCATGTCGGGGTCTGAGTTGCGTCGGTCGTGTATTCGAACACGCCGATCGTGTTATTCGCTTGGGTCATACGAATGTCTGCGGTGCGGTCAGCTCCCAGGGTTGCCGCGTAGAAAAACGTGTAGGACATTGCCGATATATCGAAGCGTACCTCAAAGTCTATCGACGCGATATCTGCGACCTTTTGCATCGTGATCAGGACGTTCTCACCCGAGCACGCCAACGCAAAGCCGGTGCCCAGCCCCGAGTCAGTCGCGGTGACCGCGCCAGTGAGACGCCCGTCAGTCCACCGCGACAGGTTCGACGCGTATCGACGACTGAGGTCTGCGGTCAAGAATGGCGGTGCACCATTCGCCCCGCTCCCGACGTTGTAGTTCCACAGGTTCGTCAGGATCGCCGACGCTGTTGGATAGAACGTCGGCATAAAACACGAGACGCCGCGAAGATTCGGATACCACGCGACGATACGATCCTGTAGGATGCGCATTGCATCAACGCAGACGATCTCCATCATCGGATTGACGCCGTAGTTCCGCCGGGTCTTGCGTACCGCTCCGACGAATTCCTCGTATGCGTTCATCCCCGCGTCTGGGTCACTGCGTACCATGCGGACGACGTACTCGATATCGATTTCGGCGGCCAGTGCGGTACGCAGATCGAGGGTCAACACCAGGACAGATGGCGAGTTGACCTGGTGCGCCACTGAATAGCTCAAGGGATTGATGATGCCGACTGGCGTACCGTTCGATTCGTAGAGCGTGAATGTAGCTTGTGGCGCCATGGCTACGCTCGCGAAATGGTGAATGTGCCAGATGCGTACGTCTGAGTGGCGATTGTTGACTGCACAATAATCTTCACAACATCTGAAGCCGCTAACACCAACAATGTGGACTGTATTACCTGATGCGATGCTGTGCCACTCGATGCAATACGTGTAAGTTGTGCGCTCGCACCGTTCACACTGAAGATAACGGTACGACTACCCGTGGTGCCTGACTGAAAATTGCCGTACATATTTACCATGTAAAGCCCTGCACGTCGCACGGTGATTTCTCCCGTTGTCGTGTTCGTGCTGAAGATTGCTTCAGCCGTGGTGCTTGGCGATGAATACCCGGCTACATCGTAGCTTGTGTTGGCCGCTGTAATTGTAGCGGTTCCTCCGCTCATCGTTGCGTAGGATTGATACGGTAATTGTGTTGTCGTACCGTACATGGCGTAATTCGGCGTGATACCCGACGCGGTGATCAGCGCGCTGCTGACCTGGACCGTTCCCAGGATGAGATACGAATATCCAGCGCCTATCCAAGTAGTAATCATTGCATCCGTTGCGACCACAAGCCGTACGGTTTTGGTGAGGACGGTTGTCCCGGACACGGACCGCGATACGGTCAACGTGCCCGTGGTCGAATTGACGAGAATAGCCACATTGTACGTAGCGTTCGCCAGTGACGTGATGACAATCGACGCCGAAGACGTGTTCTCGTAGAAATAACCGCCGACAATCGCCGCGCCCGCTGCGATCGATAGCGTGTTCGTACCATTGCCAGTCATTGCCAGGAGTGACCCGGTCTGGAGCACGCCGTCCGATAACGTTTTGGTCTCCATTGCGGTCATACGAGACGATGCGTATCCACTCCCGACGTTACCGTCGCCGTATGGCGTACCGGTTCCGGTTTCCATTCCGATTGATTGTTCAGCCATGGTGTGTTCTCCTTATATACCCGCGTATCGGTCGTAGTATTGCGCGTAGACCGCAGTGATTCCCGATGTACCCGTACCGCCGACGCTGATCGTGTTCGCGCCGTATGGAATGATCGGTTCGGGGAAAATTCCCCAGTTGACGATATCGCTATCGATACTGAGTGCTGAGAATTTATTGACCCCGTTTTGGTCGACGATGGTTTTGTATCCGTCGCGTAAGTCGATGGTCCAGATATCCCCGTTCGGTACCGATTGCGTCAGATTGATTTGATGCCCGAGACCATCGACGACGAATAGGTTTGTCACTGGTCCGTACACCTGGATGATCGGACGCGTCACGACGGTCCCGTAGTATGCGACGGTTTGGAAGTTGTCGATCGATGCGGAACCATACGGAACGCCGTACGGTTTTGGATATGGCGTCGGTGTACCGAAGATGATATTCGTGAGCTGTAGTGTCTTCTGATTCGCATCGTACCACGTCGGGTCGGCTGCGCGCAGTTGTACGACCGTCCGGATGTTGAACTCGCCCGGGAGCGTGTCCATCTGAAGCCCGCCAGCAATCTTGAGCTCGATGCGTCGCCGTGTCTGGAATGCTGGTATCGCTGTCTCGTTGATGATGTGCTCGAGGATGATCGTATCGTTCCCCGGCTTGAACATCTGCATCAGCTTTTCGCGCTCGTTCATCATCTCATCATATCCAGTTGCTGGTACGACGATTGGGAGATTGATGACCCGTGGATTGAGACGATAGTCGATGTCGGTATCGCCGTTCTGGAATGGTCCGCGCTGCGTGATGCGAGTGATCGGCGGTTCTCCCCAGTTGATGGCGCCGGTCACGTATACCGTCGCTCCCGAGTAGCCGCCGTTCTCTACGTTGAATTGCCAGGTGTACGATCCGCGTATCATTTGTAGAATCATTATTCAGCCCCCAGCGCCATCATCCACGAGCGTGCGTCGTTGATTAATGATGATTCGGATTGACCGCCAGCGTACGACGCGTGCATGGTCAGATTATAGACGACGCCGTTCGTATTCGCGGAACCTCCCAGACCACCTCGACGACCGCGTGTATCACCCGTGTCACCGTCGCCGCCATCGCCACCGGAACCACCACTGAACCATCCCGTCACCGCGGTCCACGCTTCGCGAGCCGCCGCCAGTAGTGCGTCCTTGATCCAGGATGCGCCACTCTTGATACCGTCGGCGATCCCCTGGACCATTGCGGTACCAAGCTTGATGACCTCGGGCTTGACCTCATCAAAGAACGTGGTGAGGTTCTTTTTTAGATCGAGGAAGAAATTCCACAGACTGGTCAACGCGTTGCCGACAGTCGTTTTGAGTGTCGTCCATGCGCCCGAGAAATCGCCCTTCACAAGTTGCGACAATGCGGTCAAGAGACCGGTGACAAAGTTGATGACAATCGTCGCCGCCGACAGGAATGAGTCGAGTACTGTCTGGATATACGGCCACATGACGGTAAATGCGTCGACGAGATAGCCCCAAGCAATCGCCGCAAGGTTGAACGCCAGCACGAGAATATCCTGTACCGTCGTCGCGAGTTGCACGAAGAACGTCGACAGTGTTTGAATATACGCCGCGACCTGGGGAGATGCCAGGTATTCCATGATCGCGCCACCCGCCGACACCATAGCCGGTACGATGATATTCACGAGACGCATAACCGCATCCCCCAGCGGTTGGAAGAACGTCGCGACGGCTTGAAGCCCTGCCCCCATCCTCGCCAGGACGCCAGGTACCGCGCCGACCG